TTGTGATTATTGTCCTGCAGTAATTCAACAGCGTTTTCAAGTCCTTGACGAGTAAGAAGTCGACGACGGAAGTCGACCATCGTGTCAAGAAGATATTCAATAGAATCTTCTACATCAAGAATTTTGAAGTTTGGATAATGGTCTTTGACTGTTACGCCAGTAGGAACTTCACGATACTCGCTGTAATGCTTGCGAACGAATGCCCAAACTTTGCGATTGTCTTCATCTAGAAACCACGCATCTTGAACTCCACGTGAAAGCGCAGGAACAATATCGCGGTCACGAATTACTTTGCTGACCAGACGATGTTCGTTATCTGCTGCCATGTCGCCCCCTCTAGGCTATTAAAGATTGGCTAGTTCTACTCCTGCTGACCCATATCGTGCAACTCTGTCGGGAATGTCAATAACTCCCCTTAAGTTTGGACGATACGGAAGCATCGTGACTAACTCATCTACACTTTCGTACAGTTGCCAGTAGTTAAACGGATTAACTACACGGCGCTCTAACTTTTCAAAGGCCTTGTCAAGAAGTTCTTCTGTCCAACCCTCTGATGCGAAACCAGCAAGTTCTAGAGAAATGCCGTAGTTATTGGCAAGTATCCACAATCTGTTGGCTCCAAGCAAATCCACGTCTCCAACTTTGTAAGAAACTTTCTTTCCAAGAAGTCGTCGAGACTCTTCTTCAAGTAATTTAATTACAACATCTGTTACTGCAATTACCTGTGGAGAGGAGACGTTGGATATGTCTCCGTTCTTCATAAGACTTCTATCTTAGCGTACTTGACTACAAACTCGCGGAATTTCTCTGCGCTGTCGTTTGCTTCAAGTGCGAGTTCCTCTGGAATCTCGTGTGGAACAAGGATGGAGTAATGCCCATCGTTCATATACATGCGCTCTTCTACAAAGCGTGTATGTTTGCAATTGAATTGTTTCTTCCATTTGGGACAACTGCAACGAAGTTTTTTCGATTCAGTATCGACTTCAACTTCAAAAATGCCAGCAGCCTGTGCAGAGATAAACAGTTGGACTGTTCTCCACGTCGTCTTCATGCTGCTCTCTTTCATTGCGCTCCTCTAAGGTCAGAGCCAAGAATCGGAACCCGAACAAAGGCTTCGTTAGCAAAACTTGCCATTGCTTCGCGGTACTGCGCTTCCCAGTTCTCCAGCATCACGTTAGTCGTTACTATGGTTGGCAACGCCTTGTCATACCGTGCTCGAAGTATCTCATCGAACGATGTGTCGTCGTACTTTGAACCGTATTCTTTTCCAAGGTCGTCTATAACAAGAATCCGAACGTTTAAGAAATCAAACTTCGAGCGACCATGAAGCCCATCAATTTCATAGACCATTTGCTTTTTGTCCTCTGGGTCCGCATCAAATGTCGATTTTTTCTTTGAAAGAAATTCAGGATAGGTCATGTAATAAATTGGGCGAGCATTGAGCCCATAGTCGCTCGCATTCATACCCAGAATCTTACGAGAGGCCTCGTCATCATCTGGGAGACGTCGGACCACCTCCATAGCGGCAACAACGGCGTGAGTCGTTTTGCCTATACCAGGCCCTCCGTCGAAAAGCATACCGACGCCATTGATACCGATGTTGCCAATCTGCTTTATGACATCGCCATGTATCACATCGTCAATCCACTGCATATATTGCGGTGGCACACTGCCACTTCGTTCTTCTAAGTCAGGTATTTCAAGACCAAGAAAGCGACGTGGAATATTTGACGTGCGTAATAGCCAATGCTTTTTCAATGACGACAGTTGGTTTACGTCGTACACTAGTTGGCTCCCCTCAATCTCTTTTCGTAACGCTCTAATTGTGCTCTGCCAGATAAAGAATTTTGAAACTCTCTTCCATCGCTGGCAACAAGTGTTCCAATCTTAACCACAGGGTCTTTTATTGGCGCAACTTTGCCAAGTCCAAGATTCTCTCGTGCTTGATTCATCTTCTTGCCAAATGATGCAAGGTAAAGTTTGTAAAGGTGTGGCGCTTCATCGCCAATCTGTTTGAAGTTACTTTCATCTGCCATAAACAAACGAAGCAACTCAAGTTCAATTAAGGGAGTTGTTCCGTATTGTTTTCTAAACTTTGCAAGGGCTCCTGAGAGTGCTTTGACATTGACGGTTCCTGGGAGGAGGGGGTACTTGCGCCCAACGCGGTAAGAAAACTCTGCAGCGACATCCATTGCGGTCCACTCATGCTCTGGCCTCTTGCCACGAGTCTTGGGGTCGCGTTTACTGATTTTCTGCTGTGGAGCATCCTTTGGTTCAATGAGTCCAAAGCCTGCCAAATCTTCTCCATCATCAAATCCCTTCATAGGAACCTTTATCTCCTTCAGTGGCGCAGTATGCGCCACAAAGTCTTTTAATTTATTACTATCTTGGCTATTAGGTACTAATGACTTATTAGTAGATTGGCTACGTGACTTATAGTCATGTGAGGTGCGGACATTAGCGTCCCCTATCTTTTTAGACTTAGGGGACTCTGGAGTCCTGTAGGAGTTGAGTCGGTATATGTCAACTCCACGATATCCGTTAGCCCTCTTGGTACGGATTCTAGAAATGAGTCCATGACCCTCTAGAGCCTTGAGAGCCCTTCTGACGGTCTTCTCATGGACATTGCCCGTCTCACTACGAAGTCGCTCTGCTGAGGCCTTTATAACCCCTTCAGAGCCCGATAAACGGCATAGAACGACTAGTAGTCGGAACTGGTAATCGGTTAATGGCGCCGAAAACGCCCCCTCTGGAATGTGCACGCTACTCCTTGTCAAATGGGCTGATGCCCTTCTTGCCTTCGTCTTCCTTAATCTTAGCCTCGATGGTCTTAGTCAGAACATCCAGAACGCCAGCGGTGATATAGGTGGCAAAGGCTTCGATAAAGGTACTCAAAGCCTCCTGCATCTCTTCGTACAGCACATCGGTGTCATCATCGTCATCGAAGTCCACCTCGATAACTTCTAGCCCATCCTCAATGTTCCATGTTTCAACGGCTAAATCTTCTACGGCGTGTAGTGCAAGGTGAGCCTCGATGGACTCGTCCCACACCATTGCAAGGACATCATCTGGAGTTATCTCTCGCAAGATTTCTTTGAGCGGATTGCCGCACATTGTTATGTCTTCAGCATTGAGAATCAGGGAATCAATGCCCTCATCGCCATCGGTGAAAAATAGGTGATACTTGCACTTTGCTTCTGTCAGTACCTGCATTGAACTTGATGTGAACTCTGTTAAAGGCGGTGCCACAGGTAGTACCACTGTGGTACCAGGGTTTAGTTGGATTAACCTACGAAGCCCATCTGTTACATCTGCATCTTTAAATGGCAGAACAATGATTCTTTTCATGGCGCTCCTATAGTCGTGGTAGCCGTTGCTGAGAAACAACGGTTGGTTTATTGAGATACTTTCCTAACATTAGGGACACAAATGTTGCGGCAGGAACTGTTACAAATAACAGTTTATCAAATTGATAAAACACATACATTCCGCCAAAACTTAGGGGCAGAGCAAAGAATATATTGATATTTGATTTGCCTATGAACTCACCAAGAATACTTAAATCAAGCAGTTCAAGAATGTAGGTGACAGCAAACCCTGTGATGATTGTTGCAAGAAGTAGGTCGGTCATAGGGACATCCTATACCGATAACTTGGTGTACTCCACTCCCGCATAAGTTGTAAGGCGCCAGTAGCAGTTTGCTGGTACCCATTCGTCTATGGTTTGAGATAGACGAGGAAGTTTGATTGCCTTGTTTACGTAGCAATGGGAGTTTGACTCGTGGGCTGTGCCTTCCCATACAACTCCGAATTGGCTAGAAAGACTTCCATCAAAATAATCGGTCGCCTTAAAACTCTGCTCTAACTGGAAGGCGTCTACCCAAACATAGTTTCCTGATGAGGTGTCGAAGTTTAGATTTACCGTATAAGTCAGAACTCCATCAACATCCTGAGCATCCACATATGCGGTTAAGGTATAGCGTGTCCAATCTGTAGAGAGGGTAAAGGTATCGGTCTCTTCTCCAATGGTTGGGGTTCCATCATCATTTGGAGTCAAGGTAACGTCTACATCTACAGCAGCACTTGCTTTTGCCCAAAACGAAAGTGTGTAATACTTATCAAGAGTTGGCATTGAGCCAGAGTCTGTTTCCAGAACTGCTCCAGTATTTAAGTTTATTTTTAAAGAGGATGCACCAGCGCCAATACTGTCTTTTACATCTGTGTCAGTTGTGCTTGATGTAGCGGTAAGGGTCCATGTGTTTATATTTACTTCAAAGGATGGGTTTTGTATGTAGTTTGTTTTATTTGGACTTAAAAATATGGTTGCAACACGTGCCTCCTGAAAAGAGGTGTTGTCTAAGTTCTCACCTTCTTCAACGTATATCTGGTCAACATAATATGTTCCTGCAGCACTGAAGGTTAGTTTAAGAGATGCGTACACAGCGTCCGCTGGCGTTGTCGTATTCTCCCATGAAGTTTGCCACGTGTTATTTGCTGAATGAGCAGTCCCAGTAAAATCAGAAGCCAAATCTGTTCCGTCTTTATCATAGTACTTCACTGTTAACCGAACTGTTCCAGCACTTGCTGGTGATTTATACTTGTATCCAAATGTGTAATCGGTGTCCGCTGTTACAGGAACGCCCTTTCTAATAGGGTCAACATTTCCTAAAATTATGTAGGCATTTGAAGCAGAAGTTATACATTTACCTGTGTAGTCCTCATCAATAGTGTAGGTGTTTATGCTGGGAACTTGCTCTGTCACTGAAGAGAGAGTTACGTTAGATGTTGTCCAATTTCCTACACTGTTTAAAAATGTGGAATCTTGAATAGTCAACATTCTGTTTGGAGAAACAGTTATTGTTGGGGCATAACCAGTTAAGTCTTCAATATATGCACCCAAGCCATTTTGAAGACCTCTATTGGCATAGAGAAACAGTGCGTCTCTGCCAATTTTCTTTTGATATTTAACAGGGAGGTTTTGTTCAGTAGTAAAACCAGAGTTTAACAATTCTATTGGAAGAAGTGACGCTGGGGTAGCCTCAGATGCGTGATTTGGTTTTAGTATATCTACCTGAGTCAATAATTGGTCTACTGTAAACGATATGCCGTCTATAAACTTGTATAAATCAGAATTTGGGTCTGTTACACCTAAAGGACTTTGAACATCGCTAGTATAAACTTTTGGAATGATATCCATAAGTTTTCTTTGAGATTCGTGGTTTGATGGAACAGTGTCTGTAACTTGTCCAGCAACAACCCAATACTCAGTATCAATATAAAGAAACATTCTGTAATAAATTTGACGACCAGAATCAATTCCAACTATTGGTTCTGTAGCGTCTTCGCTGTCAACAAAGTTGTATCGTGTTACGTTACCTTCAGTAGCGAACTCTTCCCATACGATAACGCCATCTTCTTCATTTTCTGGATAGCCTGTTTGACTTCTTACTAAACGGATACGTGTAAAGTCGCCAGATGGTGTTTGCCATTCAACAAATGTTCGAGCATAGTCGAGCACTGTAATAGACATTGGCTCAACAGAGTATGCAAGTTTTGGAGTTGCTCCATACTTGCCACCACCGTATACGAAATTACCGTAGTTACCCACGTGTGTGGCTCCTTCTTATGCTCCCATTAACATCAATGTAAAATTATCAGAACCTGTTTCTGGAGTAGAGATTGTAACCCAAGATGCAGTAGAACCGTCTGTTGTTAGGTACTTACCGTTGTTACCAGTTTGAGATGGAACTTGACTTATAGCGGCCCAGGATGCTGCCGAACCATTAGTTGTTAAAAAGTAACCGTTGTTTCCAGTTTGAGTTGGCAATCCTGTAAAGGTTGTCCAAGAGTAATCGTAATTTGTTGAAGAATTCTTTACAAGAACTTGACCCGTAGTACCGCCAGTAGGGTTACGACCATCGTAGGCAACTTTTGCTACATATTCTAAGTTTGTAATTCGGTCTTTAACTGTATTCCAAGATGAGGTTACAAAGTCAGGAGAACCAACCCATCCAGAGCCAGTCTTAATGCTTGACCCAAGCGTGGATTCAATGGAGTTGACTTCATCTTGAAGGTCATTTACGTGCGCCGCAAGAACAGTGTCAGTGAAGTCTACCTTGGTGGTAAACGACTTCACCGATGAGGGATACGATGCTGTCACGTTGACTTCCTTTCAGACCTATCGGTCTATTTTCTTAGGTTTGCCCCCTATTTACCTGCTGAACTCAGGCTATCTGGTTCATAGTCACTATCAATGATGGCACTGCTGGTGAGGGACCTGATGCTCCGTTGGCTTCTATGGCTATGTCAGTCGTATCTACGTACCACGCCAACTCTAGATAATCTCCAGGCATCATTGATGAGTAAAAATTCCACGATGCCACTTGATACTTTCCTGTTGGTATGTAAAGTTTTGTTGCTGAATTTGCTACGTTTGACCCGTTCTTTTTTAACCAAATCCATATGTTGTCTCCAGGGCCTCCTCCTCCACCTGTTCGGTGCTGAAGTTGAGCGGAGAATTGCAGGTTGTATGTACCGCGTTCCTGCACAGTAAACTTGGATGAATTAACCACAGATATTCCTTCAGAATAGTCTGTGGAATTTACTGTCATTATGTATTGCGTGCTTGTAGATGCAGCCGTTTGGTCTATGGTGCTAAACCAAGAACCATAAGCAAACACGCCTTGTGGAGCCTCCCCAAACTCTCCAATCCATACTGGATACTCTGGGTCTCCACCGATGTACATTACATAAACACCTGTACCAATAGCGGGAGGGCGTTTAGTAGATATAACAGGCCATATCCAGTTGGTTATTTGTTCACCAGTAGCCGTTACTTTAACTTTAAGTCTTCGTAACTTTTTTGGGTCTCTGTTATCGTGAACAATTGCTCGATATATCCCAGGTAGTTTTCGTTCAAAATCCATTACTAGATTTCACCAATACTTAGGTTACCTTCTTGGAAACGGAAGATTTCATCTGGGTCTCCCTGAAGAGTAGTCAGTGCAGCGCCGCTTCCAGTTCTATACAACTGAGTAACACGAGCAACTTGAATACCAGGAATTTGTAATAACTGGAACTCAATATCACCAGCATTGATAGTCTCTTCAAAGAAGAGATTTGAATAACCAAATGCCGTAACCATCTTTTGTTTGATTGCTGTTTCAATTTCTGTTGTTGTGTATTGATTTAACTTTGTGTATTGAATAGTTGCGTTTACATCTACGTAAACTGGTGGAGACACAGTCACAGTAGTTCCAATCAATGTCTTTCCTGTATAGAATGTTTCTAGGTCATTCTTTAAACGGTCATATTCTGCTGTTGGGTTTCCTAAGTCATCA